GCTGATACCATTTCCGTCGGTCCCGAACTATCCTGGCGTGCCAGCGATTCCCCGAACTGCGCCCGGATCGCCGAGTATCAATATCAGCATCGCGCCCGCTCAGAACACTTCTGTTAGCCAGTCTTCCAGCGAGCCGTTATGGGGAATCTTCACATCTTCAAATGCGCCCCTTTGGGAAGCCGAAGACGTTGGAACGCTTTCCGTGCTCTCGTTCGGGTTCGAGCGTTCGATGCAGGTCAGCGATTTTCCAGTTGAGGCGAACAATGCAAATCAAGGGGCAGCGTTCGCTAGTTTTAACAAGGTGTTTGTCCCTTCCAATCCGATTCTAACTTTGGCTCTAAGCGGAACCGAAGCGCAAAAGATGTATTTTCTAGCTGCGCTTGACGTAGCTTGTCGGTCAACCGCCCTCTATAACGTACTTACGCCGGACGCTTCGTATGTTGCACCTAATGGCGCTTGCACGATTGAGCGGTACAGCTACCAGCGCACAGCGACGCATGGCGCTACGATGCTGATCGTGGAAGTATCACTTAAGCAGGTTTTACAGGTCACGGCGGCGCTGACCAATGTTCCGGCTGGAACGACCGGGATTACTTCGCCGCAATCCCCAAGCGCAACCTCGACAACAAACGGCGGAACAGTAAACGGAAATGACACGCCTGTTTTGAGCCAAGACTCTATCGACGCTATTCTTGCAGGGGGGGCACGGTAATGCAGACGATCCCCATTCAACCCGTTCCCTCACAGCAGTTCCAAGTCACCCTAGACGGGCAGCTCTGCGCTTTTTCTATTTACGTGAAAAATCAGTGTATGTTCTTTGATGCGCTTGTCAACGGGGCGGCAATCTCATACTCTGTTCAATGTAAAAACCTTGTAAATCTTATCCCGACAGCGTATCTGGGGTTCACTGGCTTGCTTGTATTCAATGACACGCAGGGAACCTCAGACCCGGTATATACAGGGCTTGGGATTCGTTGGTTGCTGCTATACTTGGATGCGGCGGACTGGGAGGTCTATGGCCTCTCCATCTAGTTTCGAGAACATCAAAGACCTAAAGTTTATCTTTACTTTAGGCAGTTGGATGACTCCGTTTACTGTTTCCGGTGGGACTGCAAACACCATTACGATGCAGGGTCTAAGGGCAAGCGTCTCCATTGACCATGCCGGTGGTGCTGACATGGGAACTATGAGCGCGAACATATACGGACTCACGCCGAGCCAGCTAAACCAACTGACAAGCCTCCAGTGGAAGACGGCTATTCTTGGGTTATCGAGTCAGGATTTCAGTGCGTACACTGTTCAGGTATACGCGATTGACGGATCACAGGAAACTCTTTTGTATAATGGTCAGGTGCTGAACGCATGGGCGGATTTCAGCGGTATGCCGCAGACGTGCCTAATAATACAGACGAATCCAGCGGGAGCGTACTCAGCCCTTGTAAATTCCGCAAACCCACTTAGCATTTCATCGAATACGACGGTCGGAATAGTAATGTCTCGATTGGCGCAAGCGATGGGATTCTCATTCCAAAACGCGTCTTCTGACGGTAGCATCGTCAACCAGGCAGTAACAAAAGGCTCATATTTCGGGAATACGGCAATGGAACAGGCCCGGTCGATGATGGATGCATACCGATTCTGGATGTACATTGACGCAACCACGAATCCTCCGACACTGGCAATTGTTCCTTGGGGGAAAGCAAGGAATTCTGTAGTTGCGGTTCCCCTTATCTCCCCTCAGACTGGACTCATCGGCTACCCTCTTTTCAATTCAAGTGGAGTAACATTCGATTGCCTTTATAACCCAACCATCCTGCTCGGAGGCCAAGTAAAGATTCAGTCCTCAATTCCGCAAGCAAACGATGTATGGACTGTGACATCTCTGTCTCATCAACTTACGAGTCAGTTCCCCGGCGGTCCTTGGCAAAGCTCCGTTCAGGCGGTATCTGGAGACTTCGGGAACATCGGACAGGTTCTATCGGGAGGCGGCTCATGAGTTCGCCGGCATTCTCTAACCCGTGGGGATTCCTCCAGCCGTCATCGTTGTGGGGAAGGTATAACAATCTGCGTTTTATGATTCAGCAGATGCTTTCCAAGGTGCAGACGGCAACCATTGTCCAGGTCACGGCCTGCTCAAACGATGGAGGCGTATCCCCGGTTGGAACGGTTGATGTGCAGATTCTAGTGAACCAGATGGGTTCGTTGGCTGGGCAAATGGTTGGAGTTCCTCATGTGACGATGTTAGGACTTCCCTACTTGCGCATCCAGGGCGGCGCGAATGCAATCATCATCGATCCGCAAGTGGGAGACATCGGCATTGCAGTCTTTGCCAGCCGAGACATTACGAACGTCAAGAGTACCAAAGCGCAAGCCAACCCCGGCAGTTTCAGGATGCACGACTTCGCAGATGGGATGTACCTGGGCGGGCTACTGAATGGGACGCCAACGCAGTTCATTCAGTTTTCGTCGTCTGGTATTACCCTCCAATCGCTTACCGCCGTGCTTGTGCAAGCTCCATCTGTGACAGCTTATTCAACGGGAACGATCAACCTAGTAGCCCCCGATGTGGCGGCATACAACACGGGCGGAACGCCGCTCGCGCTGGTTAATTCTGATTGGCTTGACTGGTTCACCGTGAACGTACAGCCTTATCTGGTGAGCCTTGGGTATACGGGGCCGCCCATGCCGTCGTATTGCAAGACTACGATCTTGAAGGGTGAGTAGCATGAATACGCTGCTTTTGGACAATTTGGCTTGGGATTTGGTTCTCGACTCCAACGGGAACATTGCGCTTGCAAGCCCCCCCTACGCTGTTGCTCAGGATGTGGCGAGCGCGTGCCGCCTGTTTTTAGGGGAGCTTTGGTACGACACAACGCAAGGTATATCCTATTGGCAGCAGCTTTTAGGCCAGAATCCGACTTCTTCGCAGATCGCGGCGGCATTGAATAGCGCGGCATTGACGGTGCCGGGAGTGGTAACGGCGAACACGATTATCACTTCATCTGCGGGCCGCGAGATCAGCGGGCAGGTTCAGTTCAGTACGAGCGACGGGACAGAAACGAGCGTGAACTTCTGATGGCAACGACCAGCGTACCTCCGATTCAATGGCTCACGACCGGCGTCGTACTCCCGACGGACGCGGCAATCCTTGCTGGCGTTCAGTCCGACATCAACGCGGCCTTTGGCGGAGGAGTCAACCCCGCACTCGCCACGCCGCAAGGGCAGATCGCATCGAGCAATTCGGCGGTCATCTCAGACAAGAACAGCGCCATTGCCTACATTGCAAACCAGGTCGATCCGCAATATGCTGAGGGAAGATTCCAGGATGCAATAGGCCGCATCTACTTCATGACGCGCAACCCGGCTTCTTCCACGGTCGTCATTGCTACCATCGGCGGCTTGCCGGGAACCTACATTCCTGCCGGAGTCCTTGCGCTGGATACCTCTCAGAACGTCTACCAGCTTCTAGGAGCCGTCACGATAGGTGAAGGCGGTACAATCCCTGCCGAGTTCTCCAACGTCGCCACAGGGCCGATTCCATGCGTAGAAGGTACACTCACGAAACTTTATCAGACCGTGCCGGGATGGGATACGGTGACAAATGCGGCGGCTGGTATCCTTGGCTCCGATGTGGAAAGTTCGCAAGCCTTTGAACTTCGCCGTCAGAACTCTGTTGCGCTCAACAGCCACGGGACGACAGATGCCATTTTCGCAAATGTGTACGCCGTTGCTGGCGTGCTCGACTGCTACGTGATTGACAATCAATCAGGAGGAACAGTCAATTATGGAACGACAAATTACCCGCTTGCCCCACACTCAATTTATGTTGCGGTCGTTGGCGGCTCGCCCAGCGCAATCACACAAGCTATCTGGCTCGCCAAAGACGGCGGCTGCTCCTACAGTGCATGGCCAAACTGGCCAGCGGGGTCCACGGTCCCCGGTGTAGGGTCAGTTGAAACTGTCATCGTCTACGATACTCGCCCCCAGTACGCACCCAACTATCCAGCCTACGGGGTGAGCTATATTGTTCCCGCTGCAACGCCGGTGTATTTCGCCGTAACTGTGACGAACGCGGCGGCGCTGCCTTCGGACTATGCGACTCTGATTCAAAACGCGATCATCGCACAGTTTAA